GCAAGAGTTACAGATGTAAATCCTTCTTTATCAAGTAATAATGCAAGAGCTGAATTCACTTTGTCTTCATATACGTTTCCATGTTGAATCAATGAATCAGAAGCAAACGTTACTGAATTGTCTCTTAATGCTTTTCTAACAATTGCTTTTACTCTAGTTTGTAGTAATTCATCCATGCCTATTCGATACTTTATAAACACATCTTTAGCACTTTCTCTTTTTAATTGTAAATTTAAAGATACATTTAGGCCAAATGTTGCTCCATCTGAAGACACAACGTCAATATGCTCATCGAATTCACTTCCATCAGTTACTTCTGACGTCCAAACTTTATGTTGGATTGAAGTTGGATAAGTAAACACATCTTGTGTTGGTGGAAAATAGAATACAAATCCTGATGCAGGAGTTACATTTGGAATACCTTTGTCATTACCCATCTGGTCAACAACTAACGCTACTTCAGCACTGTCTGTAGTTGTGCAAGAGCTTGTAATAATACCAACAATAAATAATACTGCCGTCAATTTTAATAATACTTTCTTCATTACTTTTTCTTTTTAAATTGTGTAAAAAAATTTGTTTTTGCGATAGAATAACCCACCAGAAATAACACTACCGCACCTGCTGTGTTCCATAACCAACTAGGTTGATTAATCATTCTGAATGCTTGTAAGATTGAAGCTATTGAAGCAATCATACATAAAATAAATACTAAAACTCTCATAGTTAATCTAATTTCTCTATAAAGAATGTTCCGGTAATTCTAAAATTGCATCTTACTTCTCCCATAAATGGAATTGTAATTACACCTTGTTTAACAATTAACTCATCTGTGTAAGCTAACTTTGGACCATTATCAGCTAATGCTTGAGTGTGCGTTTTTACATCACCTTCAACGCTACTAATAACCATCTCTTCTTCGTCAATCACATTCTCTTTGAAATCTAATTCACTTGGAACTCTGTTGGACTCGGCTACTGCGCGTTTTCGCTGAATAGCTTTTTTGTTTTTAGCAAGTCTTTTACTTACTCTATCTTCAAGCGTGAGTTCATAGACTCTAGCTTTAATTGAGGCTCTGCTTCTTCCTGGTAGTAACATGACAAGAATATCTATTGCTTCTGCAATTGTTCTTCCTATCACTCCTTCTTCAGCAATCTCAACTTCTTCTAATGTCCATGGCGTCTTTGCCGGAATGAATTTACTTTCCATTGGTTTTATTTTAAAGTTTTAGCACCCTCCACTTGAATCACTCATGGTTCCCTATTAGGGGATAGAATAATTTAAGCAATTGGGTCGCGTAAAAAGATAACGTTGATGTTATGAAGTGGGATTAATCTTCAATACAACTCATCCATGTACATTGCCGAGAACTCATTTGTATTGTAGTGTAATAGAATAACCACCCCTTTCACTCTGAATCTTAACTCCTTTCTCAAGGGAGCAATACATCTAGGGTTACCCCATAAGCTAGCAATACGAAATCCACTATTCTAACAAACACAATGGTTTGACTTACATGCTGTCATTTCAGCATTAGTATCTTTATGTAAGCTTAATATAACTACACATTTAACTGCATACACAGCACTTACAAAGGTTTAATGTTTAGCCGTTATCATAAAATCATTTTACTCCGCCAATAGAGATACACAAAACGCATAAACTCGTTAAAATCTCATTAAAAAAAGTTCAAAATCCCTTCTCTATTGACTCGGCGGCTTTAGCCCTGCTTGAAAAACCACTAACATTACAGGGCTATTTAAACTAAAAGGAAAATACTATTTAGAGATAAGACTCAATTGTTCTGTTAAGAACGTGATTTCTTCCTCATGATTTTTAATCTCATCTTCAGCTTGCGAGATCTTTCTGTTTGCTATAAGAAGCGTTTTGATGTATGCAACACTATCAGATATTAATAATCCATTGTTGATACGGGCTTGAGCTAAAGCTTCTTTGGCTACTTCAAGATTGTCTTCAAGCGTTAAGGTATGCGCATTCTTTGCAGCTACTTGAGCACGAATTTGAGCCATTGCAGTCTTTTGGATTTTAATACCTACTGCCGCTGCGTCATCGCCTTTCACTGCTGCTATCACTAATTGAATAAATAATGATGCATTTTCTTTAATTTCTGATGTTTTCATCTTTCTTTGTTTTAGATTGTTATGTTTATTGTTGATTCGATGACAATGTCATCAGTTGAATTTTTGTTTGTTGTTCCATGGCTTATGTAATCAGGATGACGGAAGGTAGGAACTATAGAAGGTTCTACTTCGACTTCTCCACAATTAACCTGTTCAACAGGTTTAGGATTTTCAGAATAAACTTCATACATTCTTGAATGTATTCCTACATGTGGTGGTATTACATCTTTACCGATGAAATCAGACTCTCTAAAGTAAAAACCATCTAATAGTATTGTTTCAGGCGTGTCTCTGTCTTTAGCTAGTTTTATAGCTTCATGCCCGTGAGGAGATACTAATTGACCTAAATATTTATTCATTCCGCCATCAGACGCCCATCTTGCTGGACAATCAACGTCTCTGCCGCTTGACTTTGCATAAACCCAACGACCTTCTTTAATAAACTCCTCTTTGGTCTTAAATCTATACAATGAAGTATCTGTCATTTGAGGCGCATCTTCTGAATACGCCTCAACTTTGATCAATCTAAAGCATTTTGCATCTACATTGGCACAAAGCTTATTATCTTCAGGATGAATCGCTCCTTCTTCAACATAATTATAAGACCATGTTACTGAACCTACTGGTATTAAACTAGGATCTATTCTAGATTCTGACATTTCCCATCTAAGAGGTTCTATCACTTCTAAGTAATAAACTTTGTTGCGTTTGGTTGATGGAGGAGTAAATTTATAACCAGTCTTTGCTTGCATTATTCCTAGTTCGAAATATTGACTTAAATACATTACTCTACTCTTTGAATAGCATTCTTCATAGCATAGCTACAAACATACTTGTTCTTAATTTTCTTCATCCAGGCTTCAAATCCTTCTTGTCTAACAAGAATAGATATGTGTTGTCTTTGTTCTTTTATTGACATTTTCTTAAATTTTCAGGGTTATCAAAATGTTCTCTTGCTCTTTTCACGTATTCAGCTTCAGATTCAAGTTGTTCAATTTCATCTAATTCTTTTAAATCAGATTTTAAAGCATTAGCTATATTATGCACAACTATTTTTTCTTCAGCCATTGCTATCATGAATGCAGTTATTCCTATTAATACCAATATTAATAGGAACCATAATAAAACTATCATTATAGCTCAATTTTATAGGTTGAATTCTTAGTTTTGAATACATATCTTTCGTCTGTAATGGACATTATTGCAGTCACATACGAGGTTATTAGTCTTCCAAATCTATAACTCTCTCCCATTACTGGAAGTTCCGGAACAATTTCGTCTATTGAAATAGTAAATCCTGTGTTAATATTGTTTGGATGATTACCTTCGAATGCATTATCTTCTACTTTAGTTATTATAGCCATTTCTTAATGTTTTAATGCATATCCTGCGTTTCTACCTAATTCTTCTAACTCTGTGTTTATCTTGATAAACAATGCTTTCAATAGTTTAATCATTTTACTTTCTTCTTAATACAACGTGCCATTGTGGTGTTAATCCACTAAATGCGCTGCTAATTATTACTACTCCTTTAGATACTACTCGATATGAGCGTTTACCTGTTACCGTATCACCTACAGCTAAATGTCTTAATTCAGACTCAATACCTAATTCTTCATAATCAGGATGAGTCATTGGAATTTCTTCATTGAATTCCGTTGTTAATTTGTACATGGTTGAAATGTTTTTAACCACACCTTAAACAACTCTATGTTGTCTTCCACGGTGCATGCGTTACTTAATTCAGCTGTAAAGAATCCTTTGTATCTTGGATTCCATTTTACATACTTTAGTTTGTGCTCTTTAAGGAATGCTACTAATATCTCATTAGGCTTCTTTCCATTTCCAAATGCATCTAGACCTTTATCAAGCATAAGCTTTCTAATTCTATACGCGTTGTTCGTTAATCTTGTTAAATTGCTCATTGTTTTCTTTTTTAATTAATAATAGCCATTCTAGCATAGTGTGTTGTTACACCAAATTCTCAACGGAATCTACATTAGCTTTGCTGTTTACTCACACGTTAGCCGCAAGTAAATCTCTATGTTCACGACATAAAGAATAACAGGTTAAGTCCCGGATCCTCTCGTACAAGGGAACCTTACTAATCATTGAGCTACTCGCCTGAATATATCTAATGCTTTCCTGAGGATCTACGACATTTCAGTGTTATAGCAGGTTACATTATCAAATTTTCGCTTTTACTCCTCCCAGAATCCTAGTAAATGTGACGCTAACATTGTCTCTTTACTTTTTATCGTTACGTTTACGATTACTTTCATCCTTTGAAACTCTTTAAATGATGGCTACTTCCAGGCCCACATCCTAGTGCGTCTCTGAATGGCTAATATTAATAATAGAAAACTAAGACACTCAAAGTGTTAGAATGTCTCAGTTTTAATCATACGCAAGGCTACTTAGATATTCCTTGTGTTGCAGTTGCACGTTGATTTTTAGAGAGAATGGAGGCTTATCGAGGCCTCATACGTTTATTGCTTTTACCATTTAAGCTACATCCTCCGGATCTTTATAGAGTAAGTTTAGATTGAAATGAAATCTCTTTCACAACTGACTCTTCTAATAATCCTCCTTTTATGAAATACTGATGAACTAGAGTGTTTATTAGTCTAGCTCCAATTGTATTCATTTCAAAGTTATTTTTTACTACTTCTTTTATTCTATTTACAACTACGTTTTTATCTACTGAATCAAACAAAGCCAAATACTTGTCGATTAAACTAGATGAGTCTATGATGTTGTTCATGTCTTCTATAGTTAGTGGACATGTATTAAATACTAATCCAACTCTTCCTAAGAATTCAGTTTTTATACCTATTTCTCTCAATCTATCTATTGTAATGTCTTCTTCACCATTGAATGCTCCTGCAAATACAAACAATGTATTGCTTATTGGCACGTTCACGTATTTACCGTAATCTCCAAATACAGATGCTGTATCAGATTCTAATACTTTTAAGAATTCATTCTGAACACCTGTTGTAGATTCATGAGCGCAACTGTCATTACTGTTTCCAGATATGAATAGCTTATCAAACTCATCTACAAATACAACAGTAGGTTTTCCTCCTGTTTGTCCAAGTGGAGATAATGCTTTAGATAACGAATTACCTGACGTTCCTTCTTTAGTCAATTGGGCTGCATTAACTTCAATGAAGCCTAGATTAAATTTCTTTGCTAATTGAGCTATTGTAAATGATTTACCTGATCCAGACGGACCTGTTAACAAGAAATGAGGTCTTATCTCAGATCCTGACGCTCTAAATATCTCGAATATTTTACTTGTTTCTTTAACTAATTCTACTTGTCCTACAATTCCCATAATTTCTATTGGTTTTAAATTTGTGCTGGTTACAGGTTCGAACTGTAGTCTCTTGCTCCAAAAGCGAGCGCTCTATCCAATTGAGCTATTCCAACGTTTTGACTTCAAACAATTTTGGTAGATAAGAACTATCCGTCATTCTAATTACTTCTGCTACATCGTTCAGGTATCTAAAGAGTTATTCTCTTCTGAATCTAGATAATAATAAAGCATTAGATTTCTTAAATTAAACAATCTGCAGTAATTTGTTCAATTCTGCCCACTATAAATAGCGTAGTATATTGAGATTGTTAGATACTAACAATCAATTCTGTTCATGTTGTGTCCTCAGATGGATTTGAACCACCGACCTATCCGTTATGAGCGGAGTGCTCTACCGCTGAGCTATAAGGACATTGCTTAATAATTACCTGTTCTCCTCTTGAAGTACAAACTTACAAATGCTTTCATTTGAGCCTTGTAATTATTAAGCTTTAATTTAAACACCACTTGACGCTATTTAACTTTCCTGTCAATTCAGGTAGCATGTAAGGTTTTGGGACACGATGGTACTTACACGCACATGTGATGATTAACTTCACTTTTAGGGTTTCACTCAATCACGTCATGCAACCCACAAACTTTATGTGGTATTTAAACTTTTATATCCCAAAGGATATCTCTTATTCTTACCTTTACAGGTTGTTCCTTCTTAGCTAATCTCTTCAACTTAGCGTTGAATTTGATTGCTTCTTCTTTGCTTTCACTTTGAAATGCTACTACAATAGGTTTAGCTTTCTTTGATATTGTCGGATTATCTATTCCAACACACCATTTACCACTAAGGCCTAAAAATACACCTTTCTTATTGGTTTCATTAGCTTTTTTAACTGCTACACAAATGTGATGCTTGTTTCCTCCTGGTATTAATGCCATTATTCTAATGCGCAATTAACAATGAATGATAATACCGTTATGATTGCTCCTAACCATATTGTGTCTTCTATTCTATGACCTAATACTGGATCTATTCCTCCCCATATTACTAATAATGAGAGGATGATTGTGCTTAATACTACTAATACTAACATCAATGATGCTAAAAATGCTGTAAACTTTTTCATGTTACTTAATGTTTTGTTCACTCTTGTACTCAAAGTGATAGATTGTTAATGATCCGAAGAATGCAATGAATGGCATTAATACCATGAAGATGCTAATTGAATCTGTCATTATCATTGCGTTATTTGCTACTGCAAACATTGTAGTTAATGCCCAAATAAGGTTCAATAATACTAATACTAGTGTTTTTGTGCTTTGTTTCATTTTGTGGTTGATTAAATTAAAGTTGTTTTTATAATGGCTCGATGTATTTCACATCGAGCCAAATTTTATAACCAATATTACTGCTTCGCGAACTCAACAATATTAAGGTTCAATAAATCTGTTTCATGCAAGGATATTATAGATTGATCAACATCTAATCCTCTTCGTTGATTTATTTGCAACCATAAGCAATATTCTCTACGTGCTTATGATGTGTGATTCATTTTGAATCACCAAGTCATTTTGTCTAGCAATGGTCTACCTAGACTGAATGTATTTGCCTACATTGAAACACACGTTAGTTATTCTTACTCTTCTTCTGAATAGTGCACAGAATGGAGATTATTAATAAGATTTCTGCATTTCTTATTAACACAGTTTATTTTATTGATGTCTTATTGATTGAGAAGTGTGTTTTTATCACAACATTTGTTTCATAGTTCTTCCATATCTGGTGAACTACAGCTTTAGAGAACCCAATAGATTTATCTGACTCATAGCTTATAATGCCTGAGTAAGTTTTATAGTGCTCATCTTTTTTTCCCTCGTTAAATACTATACTAGTTATTAAGACGAAGTCGTTTGCTTTATACATAGTATAGATTTATTTAGTTACCAAGGCATTCCGTCTTCATCACAAAGATCTTGTTCGTATTTAGGAATGTATTCATAATCTTCTTTAGATTGAGACATAATAGCGATGTTATTAATGTTAGGTTAAATTTGATTGAGATTAGGTTGATGTAATATGGGGTTATAGGTCTATGCAACGCATAACAATAACTTACATTAAACACAAAGCCTTACAATAATTCAATATCATAAGACTCTATGCAAACTAATTCAACCACGAATTGTGTGATTAATGAGAGTTACTCATTTAATTTGTTTAATGAGCCATTAAAGATTTGATATGCAATATATAATGCACCTATTCCAACTATCTTAGATAGAAGAAGAGTGTATAATGAGCCATCATTATCAATTGGCTCTGATATCATTAATACGAATCCTCCTAATGAGAGAACTATTAATGCTAGAAGTTTAATCATTGCGAATATATTATACGCTAATAATCTTGTGTTTGGTAAATTCATGTGGTTGAGGTTTTATCTAATGATTGAAGTTTAATATAAAGCCTTACACTACATAAGGCTTTTATCTGATGATTGAAGTTTAACATAACCCTATAAGGGCAACAACTAGTATACTAATTGTTTAAGGTTTGCTGATCCATCAGCTGTAGTACGTACTTCTCCTGTAACACTATCTACGATATCTTCCAATGTGTAACCATCAGGTATCTCAAATGTGAATCCTTTATCTTCATCAGTTAAAGCTTTGCCAGCAAAATGAATAGCACCTGCTAATGGCACATAAACAGGATCACTGCTAAATTGTAATGGATTTCTTTTAATTAATAATAAGACAGATGTTTTCTTTGCTCCTCTTAATGAATGGAATGTTGCGATTGCGATTGGCATAATATGAGTATTTAATAATGTTAGACTGTGGAAATAAGACTACCCTATCTCCCAAAACATAAAAAGAGTAGGGCGTGAAGTGTGGTTTAGTAAGTGTGTGACAATTTTTTTATAAAAATTTTTTATATCCAAAAACAATTACTATCTTTACCACAATATAAAAAGAAATAAAATGTCCAAGAAATGCAGTAAATGCCAAGAGTTTAAAGAGTTAGATAAATTTCACAACTTAAAGAGTTCGAAAGATGGAAAGAAAGGTCTGTGTAAATTATGCACTAAGTTAGATACTAATACTTATTATTCAGCAAACAAAGACGCGATACTATCCAGAATAGACAGAGATAAAGCTAAGGCTAATTCTAAAGCATTCTATAAAGCTAATAAAGAGTTGGTTTTAGATAATTTAGCTATAGCTTACGAGTCTAATCCAGATAAATTCAAGCTTAAATCTAAAGAGTATTATAAAAAGAATCAAGATAAAGTTCAGCTAAAGCAGTCTGAATATCAAAGAAGCAAAAGAAGAAGTAATCCAATATACAGGGCTGCTTGTAATATAAGGTGGAGAACTACAGCTGCCTTCAAAGGAAAAGGATTTACTAAGAATGGCAGTTCTAAAGAATTAGTAGGATTAGAGTTCGACGAATTAATCACATACTTAGGATCACTAATGACAGAAGGAATGACTATAGAAAAACTTGGAAAAGAAATTCATATCGACCACATCATTCCATTAGACTCTGCTAAGACTGAAGAAGAATTAATAAAGTTATGCCATTACACTAATCTTCAACCTTTATGGGCAAAAGATAATTTAATAAAAAGCAACAAGATTCAAAACTAATTCTTACCTTGCATAAAAATAAAACACTATGAATATAAAAAGCGCATTTGCAAAAGCATTTGGAACTACACATGATGACATGAGACCTAATGTACAGAAGATAATTTCAAGAAGAATAGGAGATAAAGTTACTACTAGTTCTAATAAAATGCATACACTAGGAATCAATACTACAGAAGGATTTATGATGAGAAATGATTCTTTAGGTCCACCTCAGTTTGGACAGACTTTTAGTCAACCTTCCTTTGGGTCTGTTTCAGGCTCATTTAATAACAATAACAAGCCTTATCACCCATTTGAATTCTTAGATTCACTTGAAAAAGCTAAGTTGATTAAACAATTTTTAATTGAAAGAGGTGTTAAAAGAATAAATGAAGAAACAGCAAAAGCTTTGTTCTTGGTGAGTTGTGTGCTGAAGGATCAAGTCCTACCTCCGGTAAAACAAGCAAAGAAGAAACTAATAATATAGCGATGAAGAAACGTGATAAAAGTAAGGCTTATAAAATGGGTCTTATTCCAGAGATAATGCCTAGAAGAAAGAAAAAAGAGATGTATCCAGCACTCACTAAAGCTGTTTTAGAAACTACAATTAGAGAAGTGTTTTCTTCTGCACCACCAATGAACTCTAACTGGCACGGTGTTTGGATATCATCAAAACCAAAAACTCCCACTGAATCTTTTAGGTTAGAGATAATGGACCTAGGTTCCGAACGGGAGGTAGGCAGAAAAGAACTAGCGAAGGGCCATAAACTAAAATTAACATTATGAGTGAAATACACGAGGGAGGATATAGTATGGGTCCAGGATTAAGAGAGCAAATATCTACAAAAACTTTTCACAAGATTGAAACTCAATCAAGAGCAGAGTTTGATGAATTAATGAAAATAATGAATCACATGAAAGAAGTAGAAAGGAAAAAAATCCAACTCAAAGAAGAATTAAAAAAACTTAAAGGACCTAAAAAGAACTTACTATGGAAGAATTAAAGCATGCGACATACAAGACTTATGTTAAGAGCGGAATGACAATGAGTCTTGACGACATAGGATCAATAAGAACATTAACTTATGACCAATGCGAGCAGATAAAAAACACTGGTGACATCAATGATGATCATAAATACAAGAGAAAGAAACTTATATTAAACACAAAAGAGGCTAGATAGCCTCTTTTTTAATGTGTGCGCATACATCAATGCATTTCTTCTTAAAGTCATGAAGGAAGTCTTTAGCTTCTTCTAATCCTAATTCATACCTTAAGAAGTCTTTATCTTCTCCGGTAGTAAATGTTATGTGAACCCTTGAATTCACTACTGCGAATGCAGCTTTGCATCCATGTTTATAACTGTCAAGTGCGAAATTGAGCTTTAAAAATTCCTTTCTAAACAACTCTACATAATCTTCTTTGTCCATAATATAGTGATTTTATTGATTAAAACAAAGATAATACATTTTTTATTATAACAATGTATTGTTTTTACTAAAACTTGTTGTATCTTTGCAAAGTCGCAATGTCTCAATAGGGAGATAATATCAAGAGGTATTGAATATGCATTGGATGCAACGGTATTGAATTGAAAATGGTCCCGTTATTATAGTAACTTATTCCTAGTGAACCAACATAAGCAATGATATTAGTGCTCCGAGAGATAAAACGGGTGTTAGTTGGACATAATTCTAGTATGCTTTACTTGATCTGAAATGGTTAAGGATTCCTGATAAGCCAAGATAATATAAAAAGAACCTATACCTATCCTCTGGACAGGAACCTCTTCTTTTCTTTAAAAGAAATAATATTAAAGTAATCACGGAAGTGAAACAAACATAAAGACATTAGTCTAAATTATATCGCGGTGTAGTGTACAGGTAGCACGAAGGGCTCATAACCCTGAAGATGAGTTCGAATCTCACATCCGCAACTAAAATGGTATTGCAGCATATTGGCGCATGACGCTCCCCTGTCACGGGAGAGATTGAGGATTCGAATTCCTTCAGTACCGCAACAAATTGAATTAATGGTAAATTGGCTAAATCAGCAGATTGTAACTCTGTCATCCTTGATTATGTAGGTTCGAGTCCTACCAATTCAGCAAATAGCTCTATAGTGTAGCGGTAACACTACTGCCTTTGACGCAGTCATCTCAAGTTCAAATCTTGATGGAGCAACGAATGCCTAGGTGGCGAAATTGGTAGACGCGCTGGTCTTAGAAACCAGTAAAATTGAGAGTTCAAGTCTCTCCTTAGGTACAATTGGATACATAGCTCAGCTGGTAGAGCACTAGGTTGAAGACCTGGGTGTCGGGAGTTCAAGTCTCTCTGTTTCCACAACTTGCTTTTATAATACAATGGTATTATTCCTGATTTGTACTCAGGCTATTGAGGTTCGAGTCCTCATAAAAGCTCTATTAATCCTGCGGAGATAACGGTGGTTGTTTACGCGCCTTGGACGCGCGAGGTCATAGGTTCGAATCCTATTCCGCAGACTGTGTTGTTAGCATAATTGGAATAATGCGCTCGGCTGTGAACTGAGAAGATTGGGTTCGAGTCCCTGCAACACCCAAAGAGAGTAAGTGGGGTCTTATCAGCCTTGCAAGGCTCTCTACCTCTGGAAAGGTAAACCAAGTTGGACTAAGGGTCACTGTCTTGAAAACAGTTGGGGGTAATACCCGTAAGAGTTCGAGTCTCTTTCTTTCCGCTTCAATCCGATAAAACTAGAAGTAGTTTGATCCTTAAGAAATATATTCTTAAGGATTTTTTGGTTTATAAGCTATTTTAGTTTAGCTTTGTAATCTAAACAAGATAAATATGAAAGATAAATTAACACCAATAGCAGAAGACTTAACACCGGCAGCAGTTTCATTCCATAATAAGGATGGAAAAACAATAGGTAAATTCATTATGGACAGTGAGAAGTTAAGATTCGAAGGAGATGCAGATAAGTCTGCTAAGACATTTATAAAACTAGTATTAAGGAAATTCAACAAGAAATAAGCATGACTATAAACATAGATTTTGATGGAACCGTGACAACACACGCATTTCCTAAGGTAGGCAGGAACATAGGAGCTCAATTCGTACTAAAAAGATTAGTGGCTAATGGTCATAAACTTATACTCTTCACAATGAGATCAGATAAGAAAGGGAAGATGACTACGAATAATCCAGATATTGTAGCAGTTTCGGGACAATATTTAACTGATGCAGTAAACTGGTTCAAAGAAAATAGTATACCTTTGCATGGAATCCAGTCTAATCCGGACCAAAAGACCTGGACAGATTCTCCGAAGAGTTATGCTGAACTAATGATTGATGACTCAGCATTAGGATGTCCGTTAAAGTACGACAGGAACATATCTAATAGGCCTTTCGTAGATTGGTTAAAAGTAGAAGAATGGTTAGAATCAAGAGCAATAATTTAAAACAAACATAGAACATGGAAAAAAATTTAAAACCAGTTGAAGTAGAAAAAGAGTCATTAGAATTTGCAGCAGTAGTGACAACATTAAAAATTAAAAATTAAAGTCTTTATTTAATGATAAAGACTTTGTAATCTAAACAAATAATAATTATGGAAGAAAAGATTGAATACAGTAAAGAATACGTAGATGGATTAGACAATATGGACTTGTCAATTCTTAACGCACTAGTGGAGTATCAAACTGACCATGTTAAGGCAGATATAAGTCAAGAGATTCAAGACTATGTAAAAGAGAAGGTTAAATCACGAATTGATTCAAGATTGATTCTTAAAGACTTAATAGATGAAGACGTTGAGATTGTAAAGAAGAATAAGGGAAAATACGTATGGACGGCAACTTGGGAAACAGATTAGCAGGAAGTATAATTTAAAAATTAAAAGCCTTTATTTAACGATAAAGGCTTTGTTGTTTAAAATAGTTTCTTATCTTTGACAAACAAAACAGATACATTATGGCATTTTTAAAAAAGAAAACACAAGTAATAAATAAAAAGGTAAACGTATTCACGCCTACTCAGAATAGAATCCTTACAATGGATAGAGAGTTTTTGATTAAACATTACGCATTAGTGCGGTGTAAACAAAGCTCTATGGGTGCAGAAGAGCGTCGAATACTGCTTAACAGAATTGAATACGGAGTAAGTAAAAAAACAATAACTGTTGAAGAACTTCAGATAGAAGTAGATAAAGTTCAAGACATGATACAAGAAGTATTAAATGAAAATAGTAATAACCCATTCTAAAACGTACGGATCAAAGTTAAAGCAGATTATAGATTCTGCTTACGCCGCCGGTGAGAAGGGAATTACTCTTTTCTCTACCTCAGATATAAATGAAGAGCTTTTGAGATTACTAAATAAAACACCTGCATCTGTTAAAATGAAAATGATGAGAAACGCAGTGTTTATGGTAAAAGGAATATTAATTGAACTAATAATAGTAGATGGCTATGAGTAAAGTAGAAGAGATTGCAAGTGGATTTAAGAACCTCTTAAGAAGCAAACTTAATTTAACCACAGAAGAAGAAGAGATTCTATTCAAAACAAGAAGAAAGGTATGCGATGCATGCCCATCAAACAAAGATAATTTAACTTGTTCAACCTGCGGTTGTGTATTAGCTGCTAAAGTAAGGGCAATTAATACAGAATGTCCAGAAAAACATTGGTAAAAAATAGGAAATGAGAAAGAAAGATATTAATTTAGCCGCAGAGATTAAGAGACGAGAAGATTACAACGCATTGTGCCCTTTCCCTTATTACTCAACAGAAGTAATTGCAGACTTAAAAACAAAACATACAATGATAACAAAGACATCAGATTACAATAATGTTCCAGTAGAATACTGTAAAACATGCTTATCTCTTCACTTAAAAGAAGTTAAGTTTGAAGGACAGTTAGATTTAACTACAGGTAAAGAAAGAAGTGTAGTCTATTGTATTCCTTGTGGAAACACAACTATCGAGAGATCACACATAACAGAATGGGAAGACTTTTATCAAGCAAAATACGGAGAAAGTTTCTTAGCTAAAAAATAAGACAACATGGAGAATGTAAATATAAAAAGAATTAATGTCGATGTGAAGCAGTTATTTACTTACTGGCTAACATTCTTAAAGCCTTATCATGGTTTAAGGCAGAAAGAAATTGAAGCATTAAGCGTATTCTTGTATTACCGACACAAGTTGTCTGAAGAAGTTTTAAACAAAAATCTAATAGACAAATTATTATTCTCTCCAGACGTAAGAAAAAGCATAATGGCTGAGCTTAATATAAAGAGTACTTATGTGTTTAATAATCTACTAACGGCATTGAGAAACAAAGGAGTTATAACAAGAGATAACAAGATAGCAGAAGTTTTAATACCAAATTTTCTGCCTGGCTCTGACGACTTTAAACTGGTATTTAACTTTGAAATTAATGATAGTAAGTAAAACTGATAAGATTGAGCTAGAAAAAATAGCAGCCAAGCACAACATAACTATAGAAGAAGTCAAGACTGCAATAGATAGCATGTATGGATTCATAAGAGAGAAGGTAACTGATATTAACTTCACCGAGAAAGAGCTCACTAAAGAAGAGTTCTCTAATTTAAAAACTAATTTCAACATTCCTTGCATAGGAAAATTTGTAGCTGTATATTACGCCTATAAAAAAATAAACAAAATTAAATGACAAACACAGACACCTTTGGAGAAGCATTAATAGGATACAGGTTTAATCCTCAAGGAGATCCGGATGTAAATATTGTAAAGAAAACATTCGCAAGCTTAGTTGATTTGATTGAAACATTCCCATCGAAAACAAGAATAAGTAAGATGCTTAAAGAAGCAAGTTTAGTAGCGTGTGTACAAGCACAGATGCTAATGGTAAAATTAATAACATTAAATGAATAACATGGAAGATAAAGTTTGGATTAAAACAGCAAAAGTAAATGAAGATGTCAAACACCAAAAGGCGCAAGCTGAACTACAAGGAGATATCAAAGGATACTTTGGAGAGAGAGACAAAACCAATAGAGGCCTTAGCACTAAAATTTCAGACGCGACAGAAACCTCTAAAGCAGAAGCTGAAGTCAAAGAATTGCTTTATGAGGATTCTATCAAAGACTTTCCAATTGCATCCACAATTACACCTATGTTCAACCATATCTTCTTATCTGCTAGAAGAAATAAAACCAAGACTGATTCAGGATTATGGTTGCCACAAGCGTCATTTGGAACAGAAAAGGAAACAGATGCATCAATTGACTATCAAGCGGTTCAGAAAGTAATGGCAATTGGACGTCAAGTTCAAGAACTAGCTGTAGGAATGGAAGTTAAATTGAACTACGAAATCTTCAAAAGAAAAGTAGAAGGAAATTTATCTTCAGTAGTAAGAAAAGAATTCGAATACATCGTGCCAATCGTTGAGATTGACGGACATGAATACATCAAGATCTCAGAGAGAGAAATTGAATACATTACAAACACTAACGGATTAGTTAATCCAAATTATACAAAGTAAGATTATGAAAGAAGATTTAGTATTAGCATTAAATGCAATTTTAGAAGCTTTAGAAGCAAATGAAGTTCAAAACATTGAAGTAAGAGGAGCTGTTGCTTTTGGAAAGCAATTTCAATCAGCATTAGCAGTAGTGCCGGCAGAAGATATTTTAGCAAAGGAAGTAGAAGAAGTTAAACCAGTATAAGTAAAAAAAATAAATAACTTATGGATCAAATTATTTTAGTAGTGTTAGAAGTGCTGTTTGTATTATCAGTATTGATTAGCGCAGTAGTAACAAACAAGTCAGTTAACAGATTAGAAAGAGGGCTTAAAGAACTTGGAGATATCGTCTACAAAGACGAGCCAGTATTAACTGCTCAACCAGTTAAAAAGAAGAGAACAAGAAAGCCTAGAGCGGCTAAAGAAATAGTGTAAAATTAAGGGACTTGTAAAGGTCCCTTTTTTTGTTTATATTTGTAAACACATTTTAAAGAGAGAAAGATGAACGTATTCGAAGTAAAAAACTTTGTGGTGACATTCTCACCACAAGCACTAATGTTAAAGCCTTTTAAAGAGATATGGCTTAACGACAAATCTAAAGACAAAGAGAAAGCAGTACAAGAGCTATCTTATGTTTTCTATATGTCAGACGATAGATCTGATTACATGTACGTATTAGATTTAGAAGAGAGACATGAGTTTGTTTTAAGAGATTTAATGATGGATCCTAACTGGATTAAGCCGCTATATATTGACGAGGCTATGGAGTTTTATATTGAGGCATCCACAACCACGTCAACTCAAATGCTTAAGAGCACTCGTGGAGTGATAGAAAAGATCTCTAAATTCCTAGACGACATTGATGTCAATGAGAGAGACAAGAATAACAAACCAATGTTTGACATTGGTAAGATCGTAGCTTCAGTAGAGAAGATTCCAAAACTAGTTAAAGCTCTTAATGAGATTGAACAAGAGATTGTGAAAGAGAAAGAACTTAAATCTCAAGGGTCCAAGAATGGAGGAGTCTTTGATAATGAAGGAATCTAATGGATAACTATAGAAAATTCAATAAGACACAGACAGACTTAACAGCTGATCTGATGTCACACATGAACAAAGAAGAAGAAGCAGATCTATTTGAAATGCTAGACTCTATTATGTTCTTGCAGAACTTATCCTCACCAACTAGATTATACGCTAGAAATTTAGAACGTTGGGATAACCCGGCGTTGCCAACTTTTGCTGCAATACCTGGAGCCAAGATAAGAAACTTAGATCCTAATGGTAAGATTGTTGTAGACATAACAAATCCTCACATCTTAGAAGATATGGATTTCTTTAGAGAAGCAGCTATTCATTTCGAGAAGCATGGAGTTTACACAAGGTTGTTTCCTAATAGAAATCCTAACAGTGAGTACTTTAAGTATTGGAAAGAAGAAGCCAGAAGATGTAGAGAAGGTCATTTCAGGCCATCAGATGGAGAGTGGATCCCAGGATTTTATTACTTTTATCTGAATTATTCTCCAATATTGAAAGTAGAAGTTGTTGAAGGAACACAAAGAGCAGGTCGTGTGGAAGCATTTCCTAATGTGTATGATGGAGATTACTTATTCTATCATTACTTAGAGCAAGCACGTAATGCAGGTAAACATACTGCAACTCTTAAGAAGAGGGGTTCTGGATTCTCATTTAAAGGTGGATCTAAAATGGCTCGTAACTTTATCTTAGGAGAATCAGAAGTAGCACGACATAAAATTAAATCTTATGCTGTAGCGAATGAGAAAGAATACTTAACCAAGGATGGTGTTTTAAACAAGTTTCTAGCCATTGCAGACTTTTGTGCTATAAATACTGGATTCCCTGGAGTTAGGTCTTTAAAAGACTCTCTAAATGACATGCACTGGAAGATGGGTCGCAAGGATTCTAAGACTGGCACAGATGTTGGAACTCTAAATGAAGTAATGGGAGTTACGCTTAAGAATGACCCGGAAAAAGCAAGAGGAAAAAGGGGTTCATTAATTGAATGGGAAGAAGCAGGAAAGTTCGACAACTTCTTGGTTGCTTGGGGTATCGCTAGACCATCAGTAGAAGAAGATGGATTTGCCTTTGGAATTATGAATGCTTATGGAACCGGTGGTACTGAAGGTGCAGCCTTTGATGGTTTGGAAGAGATATTCTACAATGGAGATGGTTATAATATTTATTCACTACCTAACGTATTCGATAAGAACACAGGCGGTAGAGGAAGATGTTCATTCTTCTTTGGAACTTATATGAACTTCAAAGGAAAGTACGACAAAAATGGAAACAGTGATGTAGTTGGAGCTTTAATCTTAACAGTCAAAGACAGACTTAAAACTAAATATGGAGCATCAGATCCTAATGCAATTGTACAGAAGAAAGCTGAGCATCCTACCACTCCTCAAGAAGCTATTATGAGGACTGAAGGCTCTGCATTTCCTGTAGGGGACTTGAGAGATTACTTAGAAGATATAATGCCTAATATCGACCGTTTCGTGGACGAGCACTGGGTTGGTAAGTTATCTTACGACAATAAAGGTGGGGTTACATGGGCGCCAGATCCAAGCATCACACCAATACGAGAATTTCCATACGTTGTAAAAGGTGGTAAATCTGATGGAGCTGTGGAAATCTTTGATATGCCACAGAAAGGTAAAGATGGAAAAGTATTCTCCGGAAGATACATTGCCGGAATTGACCCTATTGATAATGACTACACTGTGAATGGGTCCTTAGCGTCTATCTTTGTGTTTGACATGTGGACAGACAAGATTGTGGCAGAATATACCGCGAGACCAGTATTGGCCGAAGAGTTCTATGAAATCTGCCTCAGGCTAACCATGTATTTCAACGCAGAAGCAAATTACGAGAGCAATTTAAAAGGACTGTTCACGTACTTTTCTAATCATAATGCATTACATTTGCTGTCAGATACACCTGAGATCTTAAAAGACATGTACGTAGCTAAGACTATTCTACATGGAAATAGAGCTAAAGGAACACGTACTACTAAGGAAGTGATTAAACTAGGTAAAACTCTTCAACGTCAATGGATGATGTCACAATATGAGATTGAGTTATACGACGAAGAGAATGGAGATATGCAAACTACGTTTGTACAGAACTTAAGAAGAATTAGAAGTATTGGTTATGTTAAAGAGTGTATCGCATGGAACCAAGATATAAATGCAGATAGAGTTTCTGCCATGGATATGGTAATGATTCTAAGAGAAGATAGAGCTAAAACGGTAGATAAATATGAGGACAAGAATAACATGGAGATTAACTCTATGACTGGTGATGAATTTTTAGATTCCAATTGGGCAAAGGCATTAAGCACTATGCAGGGTGATAACAATCCATGGTCTTAAAAAGCCATAAGGTACTATCAACTAAATAGGTATAAAAGTATAAATTCGTTAAATTAAAATAAAAGATATGTCATTAAATAATTTTCCTAAACAAAAAATCCCATTCAATAAGAAGGATAAAAAGTGGAGAAAAGCTAATCTTGACTTTGCTGACAATAACAGTTTCATTCATAGTGGAAATATTAGAGCAAGGTTAAGAAGTAAAAGAATCAATCTAAATCTATATAATGGAGTTTTAGACCCTTCCGATATGAAGCTAATCCTTAATCCTGGAGACATCGAAAAGATGTTTGTTCCGGATAAGATTCAACACTACCCTATTGTTACGCCAAGAATCAATGTTCTTATTGGTGAGGAGAAGAGGCGCAAGTTTGACTGGTCAGTTAATTTAACTAATCCAGACACAATTGCTATGATTTCAAAAGACAAGATGAAACTTGTTCAAGAGAAACTAAATGAATACTTGGAATCTACTAGACCTGAAGAGGAATTAGAGAAAGACATGAAAGCATTCAGTGATTACATTAATTACGACTACCAAGACGTAAGAGAGAAAAGAGCTAACATGTACATGAGATACCATATTGAGTCTCTAGACATGAAGGTTAAATTCCAACAAGGATTTAAAGATGCTCTTATCATGGGAGAAGAAATCTATATGACCGACATCGTTAATGGCCAGGTTACTTTCGAGAAACTAAATCCACTTAACGTGCATACATTAAGATCCGGAACATCTAACAAAATTGAAGACGCTGATATTATTGTCATCGATGACTACTGGAGCCCCGGTAAAGTTCAAGATCACTTCTACGAAGACTTAAAGTCTAAAGAAATAGATTTGCTTGACACTGAAAGTAACGGCGGAACTGGGAAAGATTCAGATGGAGAAAATTACGCTTTCAATGATATGCATAATTATGAAGTGATGCAAAGAGAAACTGTAAACGCATTCTTAGGCGCATCAGGAGTTTGGTCCAATTCATCTAAGAATACTTATACTGACGGTAATGGAAACATTAGAGTGTTACGTATGCTATGGAAATCTAAAAAAGAAATACTTAAAGTTACTTTTTTTGACGACATGGGTAAAGAGCAGATTAAATTCAGAAGTCCTGATTATATTCTTGATAAAGAAAGAGGAGAGACTGGTGAAAAATTCTGGGTTAATGAATGGTGGAAAGGTGTTAAGATAGGAAAAGAGATTTACCTACAGATTAAACCTAAAGAGATTCAATACAACAAAATCAATCAGCCATCTTACAATTCATCTGGAATTGTCGGACAAGTTTACAACACCAACGAACAGGGAGCTGTTTCTTTGGTAGAGAGGTCTAAGCCATTTCAATACTTATACGACATTTCGTGGTATAGAGTAAATGAAGCTTTGTCTAAATACTTAGGTTCTATTGTTGAATTAGATTTAGCTAAGATACCAGAAGGATGGAATGTAACTAAATGGTTATACTTCGCACGCAAATCCGGTATAGCTGTAGTAGATTCATTCAAGGAAGGAAACAGAGGTATGGCCAAAGGTAAATTAGCAGGTGCCGTAGGTAATACAACTGGAAGAGTATTAGAACAGAAAGTTGGAGATTTTATTCAGACTCATATTCAAATGATGGAGTTTGCTAAAGCTCAGATGGACGAGATAATTGGAGTATCTAGACAACGTATGGGTCAGGTAGATAATAGAGAAACTGTAGGAGGTGTAGAAAGATCTGTATCACAATCTAATCACATTACAGAAGAATTATTCACACTGCATGATTACTGTAAGAAAAGATGCTTTCAAATACTTCTAGAGACAATCAAGATTGCTTCAAAAGGGAATCAAGTTAAGTTTGCATACATTGCTGACGATATGACCAGAAAACTAATGGAAATAGACGGAGATGAGTTTGCTGAAGAAGAATACGGATTGCAAGTTTCAAATGAAGACGCTATCAATGAGATGCAACAAAAACTTGACGGAATGGTTCAAATGGGATTACAAAACCAAATGCTTTCATTCTCTACCGCTATGAAAATTTACAACTCTCCTTCTATTAGAGAAGTTCAGAGAATGATTGAAAAAGCTGAGAATGACAAAAATGAATCAATGCAGAAACAATCTGAAGAGGCTCGTAAAATGCAAGAGACGCAAATTCAATCTAACGAGCAATTAGCCGCTACTAGAAATGAACTTGATATTGAGCAATTTAACAGAACTGACGAAACTAAGCGTTACATTGCTGAGCTTCAAGCAGAAACAGATAGGCTTAAGATTGAACAATCAGGTCAAGATTTAGTTCAATCTGAAGACGACTCAAATGATGATCTAGAGTATTCTAAGTTTCAAGAAGAGATGTTATTAAAGCATGGACAAGTAAACAACGATATGACTAAACATAGAGATATGATGAATCATAAAACTAAAGAGCTAGAAATTAAAAGAAAGCAAGCTAATAAGACTACGTCAAGTAAATAAATTAAATTTTACTTGCAATAGCTAATTTAATACGGTAGATTTGTACTTCAATATTTAACAAAATAAAAAGAAGAATCATGGAAGAAAAAACACCGTTTGAAAAGGCACTTATCACGTTATTAGAAGCGGTAGAAGTAGGTCGTCAAAAAGGAGCTTACTCTTTTAAAGAGTGTGTAATTATCGGAGGAGCTATCGAGTTCTTCACTTCTAAGCCAGAAGATAAAACAGAAGTGTCATTTGAAAGCCCGTCTTTAGAAGCTGAAGTAATCAAATAAGATTAACAAATAAATACAAACCACCTCATATAGAGGTGGTTTTTTTATGAAATAAATTTAAATCAGATTAGCTAACAGGCGAGGTTCAACTATCTCCTTTAGACACTATATCTATATACGCAACATCAAGCTTATCTTACTCTATTACTTTTTCAAGAGCATCAATACAAGTAGTAGAAAGAAATTAAATTCAACTTTTAGCAATAAACAAATAATAAATAACGTAACATAAATAGTATTTTTGCGTACCACGTTCCAAAAATAAACAAAAACAACATGAAGTCATTAACCTTATTTTTCAGTGAACTAACTATTGTAAAAAAGATTTTATTAGTATTAACTCCAATACTTACAGTTATGTTAAATTCACAAAGCGCTATCATTGGGTTAGCGTTACTAATCCTTCTTGATTTATTATCAGGAATAAGAAAAGATTTTTTCTTAAAAGGAATTACAGCCTATGTTTGGCAAAAAAGATTCTGGAAAGGAGTTAAAAGTTACGGGATCAGAGAGACCTGGAAAAAAACCTATGAATATGGAATAGGTATTATCGTATGTTCAGTATTCGAAAGCATGATATTCAAAATGGAGCCAATTGACTTGATGAACAAGCAGTTCTCATTGACTGAATTAGCAATCATGGTTGCAAGCATTGTTGAAGTTTATAGTAACTACGAGAATATGGAAGCTGTATCAGGAAGAAACATCTTAAAGAGAATGATGCAATTTCTACCTCAGTCTATTCAAGACATATTCGCTAAAACAAAATAACATGGAAAACATTTCAAAACACATTACTTACGAGGAATCAATTAAATCTGCAACAGGCATAAGACTTGGCATCAAAAACACTCCTAATGGTAAAGAGATTGCAAGAATGAAGATCTTAGCAGAAAAAGTATTTGAACCGTTGAGGGAAAAGATTGGCAAACCAATAGCTATTATATCTTTTTTTAGGTCATTAACACTTAACAAAGCAGTTGGAGGGTCTAAAAATTCTCAGCATTGCGCAGGAGCTATTAGCGGAAAAAATGAAGCAGCCATGGATATAGATGCAGATCTAATTGACAATGGCATAACAAACAACGAAGTGTTTAATTTCATTAAAGACAATCTTAAATTTGATCAGCTTATTGCTGAGTTCGAAGGAGATAGCGGAACAAGCCCAGCTTGGGTACATGTAAGTTATTCAGATCAAAATAGAAAACAAATACTTATAGCGCATAAAGTAGAAGGCAAAACAAAATACTCTCCTTACACTAAGGAGTTATATAAAAAAATCTATGGATAAATTAAAAGAATTGGCTACAATGAAGAATCTCTTCATTCTAGCCCTTATAGCTATAATCTTGGTATTGAGTACATGCTCAGGACCAAAAGATAAGGTTGTCACGGTAGTTCAGCCAGAATACCACAAAGTGACAGACACCGTGTTCATTGAAGAAATTAAGTTAAAAACTATTGTTGTCAAAGACGGAACTGTGGTAGTTAACAAAGACAAATATAATGAATACATAAAGACAAAAGATACGGTAAAAAAAAAAGAGATCTTAATAGAAGCACTAACGGTTAGAGAATATAACACTAACGTCATCGACAATGATTCTGTGAAAGTAGACGTGTATTCTAAGGTTCAAGGACTATTACTTGCTACAAGTGCGGACGTTACAGTAAAAGAGCAGAAGGTAAAGGAAAGAGTTATTACACAGAGACCTAGGTTATCTTTGGTACTGGGCGCGGAGGTAGGATATAAGGAATTCCAGTTTAAACCTTTAATTAAAACTGGAATTCAAACTAAATCTGGGAATATCTTAACACTATCTTTAGACTTAGATAAGAATGTATACGTTGGATTCGCTAAAACATTCACATTGATTAAATAGCAATAAATTGCACTGAATGCAATCTACTTTAAGAATGTAGATTTGTCAACGGAGATTTAAACAAAAAGAATTATGGAAGGATTAAACTTAAACGATTTAACTTTTGACACTGATAGCGATGACGTATTTGACGTATTTGCCACGAAGCCAAAAGATACAGCAGGAGAGCCTGCAAAAGACATTACAATACCAACACCTAATAGCGAGGAGAAAAAAGTAGAACCTACTAAAACTCCAGAGAGCGTAGCTACAAAGGAAGAAAATAAAACTAATCAAGATGGTAAGGCTCCAGAAGCCAAGAAGGAAGGTACTGATTCTTCCTCTCCAACACCGAATGATACTGAAAAGTTATATTCTTCTTTAGCTGCCGAATTCAAAGCTAAAGGAATCTTATCAAACCTTGATTTAGACAAAGACAAGATTTCATCTATGGATGACATCAACAATGCAATTAGCAAGGAAGTTGAATCTAGATTGTCTCAAAGAAACAAAACTATTGAAGATGCTGTTAACGCAGGAATCCCAGCAGAAGAAGTTTCTAAGCAATTAGAGTCAATAGGAAAGCTTAAAGCAATCACTGATGAGTACGTATCACAAGATGGTAACGAAGAATTCAGAATGAATGTAATTGCGCAAGATTTTATCAATAAAGGTTTCAATAAAGAAAAAGCGCTATCAATGGCACAAAGAAGTATTGATTCCGGAGATGACGTAGAAGATGCTTTAAATGCATTAAAAGAAATCATAGGT